GTGGGATTTCGGCGGAGCAGATGAATTTGCTAAGTTTTATAGGTACCAAGATGTGGAATTCGAAATAGATGAAGGAGATTTTAAAGCAATGGATACATCGGTGCGTAAAAACTTATTGGAAATGGCAGTGACAGGAGCTATGGTGTATATGGATTTTAAGAGAATGGAACCGCATGATACGATGATATTTATGTCGTTGTTAAGATGGGCATCCGAGCACCTAAGTGTTAAGACCTGTAGGGTAACAGATGCAATGTGGATAGTAATAAAAGGAGTGTTACCCTCAGGTGCTTTTGATACGTCACATGTCGGATCCTTCATTATAGCTTTATTGCTGTGCTCCTATATAGCTGAAAAGAGTAGACTAAAAGAAGGAGGCCCAGAGATACGCTTGGCATTAAAACAAGATAAAATACGAATAGGCGTATACGGAGATGATCATGAATTGAGTCGCCCCACGAATTTGAGGGAATATTTAAATGAGAAACTGTTTGCAGAATATGTAGCAAGAGTCCATGGAATGACAATAAAACCAAAAACGATTCGCTGTACTAGTGGCATCACGGAATTGGACGTAAATCACAATATAAAGAAAGAAGGAACCGTATTTCTTAAGAAAAGAATAATAAGGAAAGATAACCTAGTAGATGCCTATGACTGGCCGTTAAATACAGTAGATTTACTAGCGTTTAGGAAATGCGAAGATTATTATGTGAAAGTATGCTTTGGAGTGAATCGCCAGGACGTGTATGATACAGCAGCAGCAATTATCGGATTAGCGTTTGATAATTGTGGTGTGTGTATTAAAACACATAAATACTTGTTTTACATGTATACGGTTTGCAGGACAGTTACTAAAGACGCGATGTTTCCACAAGGGGTATTGCGCGCGATAGCGAGCACAAAAGATACATCAATACAAAAATTCTTATATAGAAAAGGAAAGACACTTAAGGATATCACAGGAGAATTTCCGTCCATTGAATTACTAAGGCGTCGACATGTTAAAGATTTGACGAAATGTAAGATTAGGTACGGACCGCATCATTATGGGTCACCGGCGCCACATTTACCGGTGTTTTAGTAGTAAAGGTATAACCGGCTGATAGAGATTAAAAGAGCAGATTGGTGCTTACCAGATCCCTC